GGCTTCACGATCGGGCGGACATAGGGCTCCGGCCCCGCCGCATAGGTCTTGACCAGCGGGAACGCCGTCCGCACGCCGTCGCCCGCGCCCAGACGCTGATCGAGCGGTGTCACCGCCGCCCGCGCCGCGCCCGACTTGAAGTCCGCCCAATCCTTCCAGCGGAACCCGTAAAGCTGCCCCCGCCGCGCCTCGAAGAACGCGATCAGCGCCTGCACGTCATCCAGACTGCGCAGCCCCAGCCCCGCGTCATAGCGCCGCCGCGAATGCGCCCAGGGGCTGTTGCGCGCCTCGAACCCGTTGGAAAGCCCGACGATCTCGGTCCGCCGCTCGGGCCCGCCGACGCTGCCGAAACTCAGCGACGCAGGAAACCGCACCTCGTGGAACATGCCTCACCCGTTCCGCTGACCGCGCGCGAGCACCCGGCCGACCGCCGCGGCCACCTGGCCCTGGCTGCGCACGAAGCCCGCGACATCGGGCGTGGTGACGTTCACGGTCACCTGCACCGGCCGCCCGCCGCCGCCTGCCGCCCGCACGCCCAGCCGCCCGTCGGCCCCCCGCGCCAGCGGCAGGATCGCCTCCGGCCCCGCCTCGCCCATCAGGCCCATGCCCCCCCGCATCGGGAACGTGACCGGCCCGCTGACGATGCCGCCCTGGGCGAAGGGCATCACCCGGCCCTGCACGAAGGCCCCGCCCTTCTCGAACGGCACCAGCCCGCCGATCAGATCGGCCACCGCCCCGCCCAGGGCGGCCTGCACCGGCCGCATCGCCGTCCGGTAGACCGAATCCACGATCGACCGCCCCACCATCCGCAGCGCGTCCGACAGTTTCATCCCGTCGAAGATCAACCCGTCGAACGCCCGGCGCAGCCCCCCGCCGATCCCGGCCGAAAGGCTCGCCGCCTCCCGCCCGGTCACCGCGAAACTCTCGCGCATCCGCCGCAACTCGCCGTCGAACGCCGCCACCACCCCCGGCAGCCCGCCGAGCGTCGCCTCGAGCGCGGCGAGCTGCGCCTCGAAATCCTCAGCCATGATCCCTCCGATCCGGGTATGCGGCCATGAGCTCGGCCAGCCGCGCCCGGCCCATCGGCGCCTGCGCCCCCGACAGCCCGAGCATCACCCGCAACTCCCAGGGCGTGAGCCGCCAGAACTGATCCGGCGTCAGCCCCAGCCCGTGCAGCCCCGCCCGCATCAGCCCCGGCCAATCCATCAGCCCGGCCCCCCGAACGCCCGCGCCAAGAGCTGTGCCGCCGCCCGCGCCGCCCCCGGCACCCCGCCCTCGAACTCGGCCGTCGCGAGATCCGCCGCCGTGCCGGTCCAGCCCCCGCCGCGCAGCCCCGCCACCAGCACCGCCAGCACGTCGCGCGCCGAGAACCGCCCGGCCTCGAACCGCTCCACCAGATCGACCAGCGATCCCGCGCCCAGACCCGCCTCCATCTCGGCCAGCGCGCCCAGCGTCAGGCGGCAGACGTGCCGCCGCCCGTCGATCACCACCGCAACCTCGCCCGCCCAGGGATTCATCACAGCGCCGTGAAGGTCAGTGGCCCGGCCGAGGCCAGCGACAGCTCATAGGTCGCCTCGCCATCATGCCGCCCGGCATATTCCAGCGCCGTGATCAGGAACGGCCCCTGCACCACCCCGAAATCGGGGATCACCACCTGAAAGGCCGGCACCTCGCCGTCAAAGAAGATCTGCCGCGTCCGCTCGTCCGTGCCCGCATCGCGGAACACCCCGGCACCCGAGATGCTGGCCGACTTCACCCCCGCACCCCCCAGCAGCTCACGCCACCCGCCCTGGCTCTCGAGGCTCGTCACCTCCACCGTCTCGGCGTTGAAGCTGATGCGCGTTGCGCGCAAGCCCGCCACCGTCTCGAACTGCCCGTCGCCGGTCAGGTCCACCTTCAGAAGAAGGTCCTTGCCGCTCTGCACCGCCATCCTGGCCTCCTCAGTGAAAGAACACCGGGCCAAAGGCCCGCCGCGCAGCGCGGAATGTTCGAGAAGTGAAAGCTGTGTCAGCCCTCGACCCGCGCCCGGAACACGAGGTCGATCCTCCGAACCGCCCCCGCCCCTTCGCGACGCGCCCGCGCCGACACGAACCACAGCCCCACCAGCCGCCCCCGCGTCATCATCAGCGACGCGCCGACGAGCGCATCGGAAACCGCCGCCGCGGCCGCCTTGGCCGCCGCAAAACCAGCCTTGCGGCTGATCACGCTCACCGTGAACCGGTGTTCCGCCCCCGCCCCCGTGCGGTCCGAGGCATCGCGCACCTCCTCGGGGCCGATCAGCACGAACGTGCCGGGCCCCTCGCCGGGCGGGACGGCGTCATGCACCGCCCCGCCCACCAGCGCGGTCAGCGCCGCATCCCCCGCCAGCCGGTCAAAGACCGCCGCCTGCAGCGCCGCCGCCATCCCGTAACTCATGCCGCCACCTCCTCGCGGGCAAAGAGGGTCAGGAACCGCCCCCCCCGCACCTCGGCCACGGCGAGGATCAGGAACACCCGGTCCCCCAGCCGCAACCGCTCCTCCGGCTTCGGCCGCGACGGCGCGCCCTCCGGCGCGGCGCGCACCGTGATCCGCCAGGGCACCCGCCCCTCAACCAACTCGCCGCGCACCACCTCGCCGCCGGACCCCGCCGCCATCTCGCCCCAGATCACCCCGCGCGGGGTCCAGACCTCGGCGAACCCGCCCGCACCATCCGGCACGCGGGTCAGCGCCTCGAGCACCAGGCGCACGCTCACCGTCCGCCCCCCAGCACACGCACCGTCCGCCACCGCTCGACCAGCCGCGCCACACCCAGCGGCAGCGCCCCGTCCTCGCGGAACCCCGCCTCGTGGCGCACCTCGTGATAGGAAGCGGCCAGCATCATCACCGCCTGTGCAAGGTCGGGCGGCACCGCCGCCCAGGCGCCAAAGCCTGCGTCGAACACCACCTCGGCCACGCCACCCTCGGGGATCGCGGGCAGGCTGCCCGACCGCGGCACCAGCCGCGGCCGATGCATGTCGGGCACCAGCCGCCAACGCGCCGCATCGACCGGCACCGCACAGCCCTCGTCCAGGATGGCCACCGACACGACTGCCGCCACCGGCGCCAGCGGCAGCGCCACCCCGCGAGGGTCGCGCCAGGCAGTGACCGTCCAGACGAACCGCCGGGCGATCAAGGCCTTGGCACAGCGCCCCTCGATCGTCGCCAGTGCCGCCCGCAGATACCCCGCCAGCAACGCCTCCTGCACCGCCTCGTCGCCGAAACCCGAGCCAAGCCGCAGATGATCCCGCAGCCCCGCCACCGGCAGCGCCGCCACCGGCACCGCCGCCTCTTCCACCAGCATCATCGCCGCATCTCCAGTCCCCGCAGTCAGGTCGGGCGCGCACCCACGCCGCCCGGGCGGAGGGACAACGGCTAGCCGGCGTATCAATCCGGGCACGCGCCCGCCCCCCGCCCCTCAGGGGGGCGGAGAGGCTCCGCAAACGCCCGTCAGGACGCCGCGAACCGCAGAAGCTTGATGGCGGCGAAATCGCTCACATCGCCCCCCACCCGCTTCGTCGCGTAGAACAGGACATGCGGCTTGGCGCTGAACGGATCGCGCAGCACCCGCAAGTCGGGGCGTTCCGCAATCGTGTAGCCCGCGCGGAAGTCGCCGAAGGCGATGGCATAGGCATTCGCCGCGATGTCCGGCATGTCCTCGGCGATCAGCACCGGATAGCCCATCAGCCGCGCCGGTTCCCCCGCCTGAAGGCTGTCGGCCCACAGGAACCGCCCATCCGCGTCCTTCATCTTGCGCACCGCACCCGCGGTCTTCGAGTTCATCACGAACGTCCCGTTCGCGCGATAGGACGCATCCAGCGCATAGACGAGATCGACGATGGCATCGGCCGGCTTCTCGTCATCGAAATCGCCTGCCGTCCCGGTCGTGACATAGCCGAGGCTGCCCCAGGCCCACGACGCCTGCGCGATCTTCGGCCGGTGCAGGAACCCGAAGGGCTTGTTCTCGCCATTGCCGGAAACGAAGGCCGCCGCCTCCGCCCGCGCGAACTTGTCGGCGATCCGGCCCGCAAGCCAGCCCTCGACATCGAACGCACTGTCGTCAAGGAGCCGCTGCGATGCCTTCGGCATCGCGCTCAGCTCGTGCAGCCGGATCGAGATGCGCTCGATCGCCGGCGTCGTGCTTTCGGTCGGGGCCGCCGTCTCGGTGCCCCAGCCGGTGCCGACATCGCCGTGGTCCACCAGCACATCGAACGACGTCGCCTCGACTGTCACCACATTGGCCACCTGACGCAGACTCGCCGTGCTCTTCAGCACCGACCGCACCGTGTCGGCCGTGCGCGGATCGACCAGATAGCCGCCCTCGCCCGCCACGACCGTGTTCAGGCCCTTGCCCTCAAGCACAAGGCCGCGCAGCCCGTCGTCGTCCCCCACACGAAGATAGGCATCGAACGCCTTGCGGTGCGGCACCTCGATCTCGGCCGCGGCCGACAGGGCGGGGCGGGCCAGGCCCGCGGTCTTCCGATCCAGCATCATCATCCGTTCATCCGTCCTTTGCAGCCTGGCCGCGATCTCGGCCTGAAACCCCTTGAACTCGCGCAGAAACGCGGAAACCCCCGCGTCGTCGTCGATCCCGTCCACGTCGATCCTCCTCACCCCCGCCGCCCCGGCCGCGCCACCTGCGCCTCCCTCCCCCCTTGTGGGGGAGGGATGGGGAGGGGGGGCGCCCCGCCCGAAATGGCCGCCCGCGCCTCGGCAAAGGCCGCCGCCAGCACGCCCCAGGGCGCCCCCGCCGCCTTCGCCGCCACCCGCGCCGCCCGCAGCATCGGGAAGGTCACCAGCGACACCTCCCAAAGCTCGACCTCCTGCAAGACCCGCCGCCCCTCGGCATCCCGCGCCGCCCGCTTGACGCGATAGCCGATCGACAGCCCGTCGATGGCCCCCGCCGCGATCAGCGCCGCCGCCTCGCGTGCCCGCGCCACCTCGGGCAGAAGGCGGCCCTTGACGCGCAGGCCGGTCGCATCCTCGGCCACCGTCTCCCACACGCCGATCACCTCGGCCGGGTCGTGCTGCCACAGCATCGCCACCCGCCCCCCGGCCTTGACCGAGGCCGCAAAGGCACCCCGCGCCACCACGTCGCCGCCCTGATCGGCGAGGCCGAAGACCGAAGCATAACCCTCGATCCCCGCACCGTCCGTCAGGCAAAGCCCCGCCTCGGGCCGGTGGAACTTGCGTTCCAGACCCCCGCCATCCTGTCCCATGATCCCTCCGCTACCGGATCGCCGCCCCGATCAGCGCTTCGGCGCCCTGCGCCAGAAGAAATGCCGCGACACCGTAAACCCCCAACCACAAACGCCTTTCCAGCCGCTCCAGCGCGGTGTCGATCTGCGTCAGCCGCCGCTCCAGCGCCGCCCACCGCTCCTCGGCCACCCGCTCGTTCGCCTCGATCCGTGCTGCCGCCGCATCGAAACTGTCATACAGAAACCGGGAGCCGCCCGTTGCCGTGCGCCGCGTGCTCATGCCTCCTCCGGCATCGGCGGCAGGCCCAGCAGCGCCCGCTTCTCGGCCACCGTCAGGAAATCCGCCCCCGCCACCCGCGACCATTGCGCATCCCGCTCGGTCGC